CCGCTTCCAGAAACGTTTGGTCACGTTCCGGGCGGACTCTACAGACTTGATATAAATTTGTGTATCCACAGAACTATAGGTTTCCGTGGAACCTTGATGCCTTGAAAGTAAGGTGAGCAACGTTTTCAGTCCAGTTGCCATCTGCGTATCGATGATATCAATCAATTTCTTGATATCAATCATCGGGCCTGAGTTGCCACCCTTCAAATATTCTACTTTTACGCTATCCCAATGAATCATCGCATCGTCTGGATTCAAGGAGTTGAAATGACTCATGAGTTCGGTCATGCGTTCTGTTAACCACTTCTGCTGACCTTCAGGATTGTTTTTGTACTGATTAGGCATATTCTTCAGTAATACTTCCTCAACCACTGATATATCGAGTCTTGGATATCCTTGATTGTGGACTACAGCCTTTAAATCCTGCAACACTTGCAAATGGAAAAATACCGCTTGAAGAACTGGTAATATCGGTGTTCGCCCATAAGGATCATCAATCATCGGATCAAACTCTTCATAAATAAATGTCGGCGTGTCAATCTTCTTATACAGCCCAAACCATTCTTCACCAGAACGAGGACGTGGATTCTTGATGTATTGCCAAGGAACAAGCCGATTCGTCCCCTCTTCTCGCCTGAACCAAATTGTCGCAGGATCGACAGGTATGATATCAATTACATCATTACAGCGCTCGTTTAGAACTACTTCACCAGCACAAGCCCCACGTACCATAATCATCATCCGCTGAATTGTATCAAGCTTATCTAGCGACCTTCCATGCTGATAACCAGGTGAAGGAAGTGGAGAATCCAGTAAGTTCTTGATTGCATCTAACGTTCGCTGCCCGTTCTTGTCGTCACCACCACTCTGCTTCTTTGCTGTAAAAGCAAGAGGAGTGTCACCCATACGCAAAAAATTGTAGAGCGCATGCGAAATATCGGGATGAACAGACACAAGAATCTCAAGCAATTCCTCGGCTGTATGGTTTTGGAGTTTGGTCAGATCAATATTATGAGCGCTCTGGTACTTTTTCGGGAGCCAATTGAATATATCCCATCCGTTTGATGATCTTGGAGAGGTCAACCTGCCAATACCCATCATCTGACGCTTTACTGCAGCTGGAAGAACCGAATTAGCAAATGAATAAATGGCTTTATGATACCATTTCAAAGTTTCACCTCCAGATATAAAAATAGAAGGCAGGAAAAGTTTCCTTACCTTCTAAAGTTCTTCATACTTCTATGGATTAATAATATCATCGAGTTACTATAGTGTTACTACGGATTTAATCAGCAATCCTCATACATTCATCACCATCCCCAACAGGTACTTGCAATGGATCAAAGATCAATCGAAATTGGCACCTGAACAAATGCGAAGATCTACTCTGTATGTTTCGAGCTGTTTCCTCTCGAAGTGAATGGCAGCAACGAGAATGATTTTCTAACAGCTTTTAACAGACATATTTGCACCTCAACCCTTTTACAATACCAATTTTATTCATTTCGCTAACCATCCAGATTCATCACCACCCCAGCACGAAAAAAGCATGGATTATTAACTCCATGCTTGTCCATCAAATTTTTTGGTCATTAACACACTAAGAAAAACATAATTTTAAAAAGGAGGGAGGGGAGAATTTGAGAAAAGTAAAACGAATCACTATCAGTTTACTCGGTGTAAGTATTTGTATTGAGTATGCATAATTAACTGTTTTCATCTGGGGTGGAGCTAGTATCTCTGCCCCTTCAGCCTCCCTCACTAACTTCTTATTACATATGTATTTACTAAAGCTGAAAAAAGTACTTTTATTATTTTAGTGTTTAAAAATCGTCTTGCTGAAGCTTGATATCCAACTCGATGAAACGTTCCAGATCTTGAACAGTCTGCATCTTTATATTTCCAGCCTGCAGGTCTTTCACCCACTGGGCAATCCCCGCCTTGACGATTTTTCGATACTGTTCCTTTGACTCAAGGATGCCCTCCATGACTTCAAGCTCGTGCTGCAACAAAATTTCATCTGGTGTTCTCATGTGTATCCCTCGGCTTTCCTGTATTATGGAATGCGAGATAGCGGATGTCTGCAAAATGCCACGCGTGGCGGGCCGCTATCTCAGCCGGGGGATACCCTGGGTGTTAAGGAGGACGTTACTGCGTCTTCCTTTTAATTTTGCATGTTTAACTTTAATGGGAGTATTCTGCAGAAGAAAAATAAAAAACACCTATATAATAGGTGCTGAAATAGACTTATAATCTTCAGTTAAGGTGAAAATAGCTTTCATATCATCGTTAGTTTTCTCTCACTATTCATACCCATAAAATGATTAAGATAATAGCAAGTAAGCAATTAAAAATGATACTTAAAACCAAAACAAAGCTTTTCCATTGTGGCTGTGATTTATGAACAGGATTCACTAGCATTGCCAATCTTTTATTAAGTTTATGGAGAGCTTCATTCAACCAAAAGAAATGGGTGCATATTATCTCCTCTAGTGTTTTTTCTTGATTATATCCGTAATTAAGCGTTTCGGAGCTGGGAAGTTGAATATTCCCTTCCTCCTCATGCTGTATCATGAGTTCTCTAACTTCCGATGTGAGCATATAAATTTTACGCACTTCATTCTCCATAATTTGCTTATCCAAAAAAGGGGAAGCTTTTGCTATTACTTTTCTGAAAGTATTATCTACATTTCTAAACCCTTCTTTTATTGTCGAACTGATTCCTTGATCTGATTCATTTCCGAGAGTTAATGTTTCAGCGGTCAATTCAAATATATCTACGATAGTTAAATGCAGAGTATCAATTTTTCTTTCAAGATACTTCTCTTCACCTTTTCTGTTTAAATTACTCTTCCACATAAAATATTCTACGACTTTGTTAATGATCAGAACTACCAGAGTGGTTCCGGCGACAATAGCGGCACTTACTATAGGTATAATTTCCTTTTCCATATTATTCTCCTGAAGTTCATATTGAATTTAAATATGTGGGTAATTATACCATATTATTTCACTATATTATCAACACTGGCTTAATACCTGTAGTTTCCTGGTACCGCCGCTTGATGACATCACAGAATTTTGGATCAATCTCCATGGTTCTGCAACGACGATCCAATTGGTCGCATGTCATCAAGGTAGAACCACTACCGCCAAAGAGATCCACAATTGTATCCCCAGGTCGGCTGCTGTTCTTAATTGGTATGGCCAGGAGCTCAAGGGGTTTCTGCGTTGGATGAACGTATTTCCCAGCATCTCCACGGGATACCTCCCAGACCGTCGATTGATCAGGCTCTTCTACTGGCAGACCAGAACGCCAAACTGTAGTTTGCCGGCGGTCACCATACCAGCCAGGAGCCTTCCCTTTTATGTGGCCATAGAATATAGGCTCATGCTGCCAACGGTATTCGGACCAACCAAAAGATGCAGCATTCTTCACCCAAACGCATTGACTGCGCACCACAATGCCAGCATCGTTCATGGCATCCTCAAATTTCCGTTGATAGGAAGAGGGATGAAACACGTATATCCCAGCCGTTGTCTCCATCAAGCTGGAATACCTTTGAAAGACGGCATGCAAAAAGCCCGCAAATTCCTCTGCAGGCATGTCGTCATTTTGTATGCTGCTGCGGCCATCTGCAGCTAAGCGTGCTGAATCACTCTCGACAGCAACGTTATAAGGTGGATCAGTCACTACCAGGTCGGCCAGCTCCCCATCCATCAGGCAAACCGACATCCTCTTCACTGGTAGAATCTCCACACATCAATCTATGGGGACCAAGCTGCCATATATCTCCCCGCTTTGTTTCAGGAACCTGAATATTATCCAGGGCACCTTGAACATCGAAATCATCCTCAACGACTGGAACTTCAATCTCCGTATCTGGAACAGTACCAAACTCTGCAATCAGATCCTCAAACTCCTCCTGTTCAAAGCCAGACAATACCAGATCGGCTCCATCAGCCTGCAACTCACCCAACAATCTGCCCAAAGCCTCATCATCCCAAAGACCAGACACCTTGTTCAAAGCAATATTCAGGAGCCGTTCCTGCTGATCGTCCAGATCCACCACGGATACCTGCAGCTCAGTGTGGCCAAGCTCATGGACCATGATCTTATACCGTTGATGGCCACCGACCATATGCCCTGTGCATTCGTTCCAGACAATCGGCTCAACATAGCCAAATTCCTCTATGCTGCGGCGAAGCTTCTCATATTTAACATCCCCAGGCTGAAGGTCAACGCGAGGGTTGTAGGCTGCTGCATTAATCTGATCGATTGGCACGATTCTAAAATCCATTTTCATTCCATCTTTTACATTTATACCCTTGAATTTATTAATTATGAACTGTCCATAATATCTTCGAACCCAAATAAGAAAGGATGAAGAAAAATGCCAAACGAATTGCTTGAAACAACACTTGAAGCCTACCATGAAATCGATCATTGTGATTTTCACGATTGCACATTTGGAGAGCATGTTCCCTCACACACTGCTTATATTGATCCATTTAATCCGGGAAGTGCCCCAGCTAAACCATCAGCTCGCGCTCCACATGGATACCACTGGTTTTTAAACCCGAGACACGCGGATGAGCCAGGCGGTCATTTCCACGAACCTGAATGGGTACTTCATCACGAGCATCAATAATTCCTAACCAAAACACAAAAAGGAGAGATCCGATGAAAGGACTCTCCTTTTTGTGTTGAGTTGGTTTCAACGTTTAGGTGACCATCATATGCATGCGTAGGCTCACTCAGACGCTGTTCTCCGCTCTTCAATGGACTAATCCCTGCAAACGGACGTTCTCATGTTAAGAAGCTCAGAACGACTCACATTCCGTCATATGAATGCAAAAGAAAAAGCACCCCGAAGGATGCTCTAAGAAAAAAAATTAGTTATCATCTAACTCCAATCTTTCTAAATTAGAACTCCCGATAACAACAGTTTCAACCCCATGTTTGAACTCAATATTTAGTTTAGCGGTTACTGAAATGTCTCCTATGATTTCAATCACTGTTCCAATTCCGAATTCAGGATGTCTTAATTTCATTCCAATTTCTATTGGAAGTAACCTTTCCAGTCTTATCTTAGAATTAATAATGGCTTCAGAGATCATTCTCATTGTCTTATCCGTTTCTTTTGATGGTACTTTGATATCGGGATATTTTTTCTGTTCTTTCAGATCTCTTATATTAGATGACAATTCCGCAACAGTAAGTAGAAGTTGCGCCAACACCTGATCACTTGACGAAGTACTGGATAGAAGGTTCTCGATGACTAAACCTTCATGAACGGGTGTCATCAATTTTTCTGGATGAGAGAGAGCATTTCTTGCATATTCCACCAGATTATTTTTAGCAGCTTCAACACTATCCAAATCTTTATAATCAAACATGATAGTGCGTTGGTTCTTTACATCAAAAGGTAACGGGGTATTGATGTCACAGATTTGAACATACGGCTTTCTAAGCACGTGCCGTATTGCCAACTCATAATAAACATTAGGATTATTACCTGTAAGATCTGCAATAACAAGGTCAGAATTTATAATTGATGAGATGATCTGATGTGTAATTGCACCAGGATTACTGATTGTATCAGCTCTAACCACCTCTGATTCATCAAAACCGCACTCTTTCACACTTGGCAAAATGACATGTCTCAAAACCTGGTCAGCTCTTCTTCTAATTTCTGAGCCTGATTCTCCAATTGGTGAAATGACAAAACATTCTTTCTTCGACATGTTAACCCCCAAAATGATGTTTTATGACACAGGATTATTTTACCTCTTTTGGGCATGTCGGTCTACTACAGAACTGTTTAACGCCATCCCATCTGCCCCATACACAACCTTTGCACTTCTTTAGCCGCTTTCTGGGACGGATGTATTTCTTCTTCCGTCGTCTGCTGCTGATCACTAGAATTCCTCCAGTAAAAAAAGCCGATCCCGAAGGAACGACTTTGGCTGTAATATGTATAATATTTTTAGCGTAAAATGATTCACTTGCAATTCCTCATTAATTTTCTTATACACTCGTCTTTACATTTGCCGTTTTCTTTGAGGTAGATAATTTCTCTTTCATAACGAGTAACATTTCAACCAGCTCATCCCTAGCAATCAACCGTACCCCGTTTGATTTAGCAAGCTGATATGCCTGTTCGGTGTAGTTACTATTTGTAACAACCCATGCTCCATTTGCTCTGTAATGCGCCTTGGCTCCTTGAACTTCTTGAACAGCTTTCAACCCAACATTTTTCTTATATCTTTTGGCTTGCACGACGATTCGTTTTCCATCTTTGGATATAACCAGGTCGGCACCATAATCACCAGCAGCTTTTGTTACTTCTGCCTTAAACCCTTGTGAACGAAACAAATGTCCGAGGTAATGTTCGAACTGTACTCCATCCATCTGGTCGATTTCAGTTATGCCTGACCTTTTCAATCGTTCATTTCGTTTACGTTGAATACTCACCTTTAACACAATAACACCAACAACTCCAAGAAACCCAACGATGAGTGATGCTTGCCATGATCTTGTTACCGAATAGGTTCCAAGAATTCCTCCCAACATCGCCATACCAGCTAACCCCTGGAACAACTCTTCTTCCTGCTTCGCCTTACTTTTTCTTCTTGCCATTTTTTCTCCCCCAAGTATGTATATTGTCCTAAACACATTTCAACAAACTCTGCTCTCGCCAATGTAGCTCACATAGAATAAAGTGTTGCTTTCATTAAATTTTCTAATAAGGAAACTGGAATCGATTTCGTTATCAGTCTCAATTACTATCTTAAATTCTTCATCTACTCCTATAAAATCTTTGAATGGACCTTTTTCTCCTGACAACATTCTATCTATAATCCTTATATCGCCTAAATCAACTTTATTTATAAAATCAAATATATTATTTACTCCGATATTGATTAAGGATTTACAACTTAGTGTATAAACGAAAAACATCTCCAATGTCTGATGTTCCGAGAGATTTTCTACTACTTCCTTAGCCAAACCTGGTTTGAATTCTTTCATGAAATCACTTAATGAAACAATACAAATTGTTCTTCCTTTAGACACTTCATAAAATTCCTCAATTAACTCACGTCTTGGAGACACTGGCTTTTTTTCTTTCCCTGCCCCTGACTTGTAAAACCAATCTTCTTTGGCATCAGTAGTCACGAAAATCACATCAGAATTCAATGATAAAATGTATTGCCAAATAAAAAAATCTCCATATTTGTTTTCCGCTTTTCCCCCGTCACCACCGGTTAACGGAGGTATCTTAGCCTTTGCTCTATTTTCAGCATGCTGCAATAATCCTTTATCTTCGAAATCAATACTAAAATCAATCTTCTCAAAGAAGGGCTTCAAATAGTCCAAAACAATATCATCATTGAAAAGTTCTTTTAATTTATTTTTTATTTGATTAAGGTCTCCTTTGTACTTCTCACGACTAGCTGAGTAAGCCTTCTCACTTTCTACATATGTATTGTTGTTATCGATTAAACCTAACAACGGAAGAACAGATCCCAATTTCTTCGGATTTTGAATGCTACTTATTAGAAGATCTATCTGATTTATTGCTTCCATGATTTTAAGTGGTCTCTGATGAATAAACTCTTTAAATACTTGTGCTGGTATTTTTAGTCTATTTGCATCAGAAAGCTTGTTTAATGCCTCAAGAACTTCATGAAAAACAACATCTTTCCACTGATACGCAGAAAGCAATGCATTGGTATCGAAAACTACATTAGCTGTATTAATGATCTCATCAAGTTTCCTCGGTTTAAAAAAGAACTTCTCAATATTTTTAGTCATTTGCTATCCCCCTTCATATATTAAAAATAATACCAAATAAAAAAGCAGAAGAATAGGTCGGCATTTAACCGACCCCAAATCCTTTAAATTGTTCAAACCTTAACGCTGTACATAAAATACTGATCGTTTCATTTTTTCACGTCGATTCGCACTATTACTACTTCCCATTTCCCCACAACTGATATAATAGAATTCACCTTTATTGTCAAGGTAACTCCGTTGGATCATCTCACGTTGCACTGAAGACATCCTCACGCCATTCCAAATATATCTGCTGGTACAAGCCGAATAGTTTAAATATATTTCTCCGCAGTGCTATGGGCGTCTATCTTAATTGGCAATATGTTAAGCGTATGTTTTGTTAGTTATTTTTGCTTGAATCCCTCGTCTAGCTTGAGGAGTAATTTTATATTACCTTTTTACTGATACACCACCTATTGTCGGCAGCATTATTGATTGAGGCACACCCATTACATATTCACCGAATGTTAGAACGTATGCGTCAGCTCTGTCAGGGGACTTAAGACCACGTTTTTTCATTTCCTTCTTGCTCTCAAGGAGTATTTTACCCTTACTAGTCATTGACCATTTTCTTGCAGTCAATTGGGAAGTAAGTACATCGTCATCTGGTAATTGTAAAACGGCAGGATCACCATTCATATAATTGCTCATATTCTGCTCCAATTGCCCTTTGATGGATGCCCACATTTCTGCACCTAAGTTTCCGTAATGCTCATCCAATGAAGATGAACCGTTATTTATCGGGATGACTTCATAAGGCAATCCTTCTTCAGCAACGATCTCATTCAGTCGATCCGTCACTCCACCACCGACTCCGGTATCATCTATTCTGATTCTCGTATGAACGACTTCTGGGTACTGTGGCAGCAATTCTCTTATCAAGTTCAGCACCCATCCAGCAGTAACCATTGTATCTTTCTTGAAATGATGGTGTTCCCCAACCTTCACTGGCCCGATACCAGCATAAATAGAAGTCTCATCATCGCCAAAACGAGCAACGTCACAGCCGATAGTCAAGGTATCACCAACAGGTTCTAAGGTCACATCTTTCGCTGCAAATTCAGCCACTTCCAGAGCGATAAAGGTTTCTGACTCGCCCCGTGGAAACTCCCCTTCAACTCGGACACGCCATACGTCAGATCCTTTACCGTATTTGCGTTCAAGCATAGCTATGTTCTCTTTACTTGTACGAGGACTGTTAAGACAGGAAACTTTATGCGTGTTGTAATCTGCCCGGTCCCTGTTGTGAGAGTCATAAAAGACACCGCTTGTCCGAGTCGGGTTTCCACACATGAGCAACTTATTGAATTCACCCGAGAGCGTACCCAAGATAGCCTCCATAATACGATCTTCAACCCCGGACGCTTCATCCACAATAAAGAGCATGTAATCCTCGTGGAAACCCTGCATGTTCTCCGGCTTGGTAGCCGTCCGTGCTGTAGCAAACCATCGTTCCTCGTAATTTCGCATGTAAATCTTAGTTTTTGTCCACTTAAGTATCTTTTTGAGCACAGGGCTTTTCTCTTGCCATTTGCTAATCTCAGCCCACAAGACATCGTGCAACTGTTGACGAGTCGGTGCTGTGCAGATAACCTTTGGAAACGGGAAACACGAAAGGAACCAAAGTGCTACCGCAGCCTCAAGGCCGGTCTTACCAACCCCTTGACCAGACCGCACAGACACACGAGGATATCCAGCTATGTCCATCATCACTTCTGCTTGCCACTCATCAGGAGTGAACTTCAGCAGCTCCACGCAAAAAAGAACCGGGTTCTTCCGGTACTCAGGGATTCGCTTTTTGAATGCAGCAAATCTGCGTTTAGTTTGTGGAGACTCTTTACTCACCAGACTCCACCGCCTTTACCCAATCCTCGATTAGATCATCTTCAGTATCTCCATCACCGTTCTTCAGTTTTTCAATCTCAAGGCGGGTTTTATCAACTTTGGCCTGCATCTGATCCAGTTTCAATCTGCGCTCATCTTCCTGTGGTGCAATATCAAGGAATTGTTTGATGGCTCCCCTAATCTCACGCATAACTGTAGCCTCTGCCTTGATAAAACTAGCGTATTTATCCCAAGCGAATTGAATTTCCCATTCGTATTCATCTCCATACTCACCTGGTTTCTCCCTTTTCAACTCTTTGGTCATATCTTCATTGTCTTTAATGAAGAAGATACGCTGCGCCCAAATGATCTTACGGAATCCCTGGGTGATGTTATGCCAGATCATGTCTATAGGTTCCATTTGCTGAACAATATCTATGAGTTCTAAATACTCAGGGTCTTGCGGCTCGAACTTACGGAACAATCCATGTGTTACAGCTTTCTGATTTCCCAGAGGGCCGCCTTTGCCACCTCTGTTACCTTTAGCATTCTGATTGCCACGAGGAGCACCGGGTTTAGCGTTCGCCATCTTTCCTTCCCATTTATCAAGTGATTTCCACTTCCGGACTGACTCAGGTGTGATGCCCAACTTTTCCGCAATCTCTTTCGGCTTCATCACAGCGCCACTATCTTTCCAAATTTTGAACGCCTTCTTACGATTCGGATTCTGCTTCCTGCTCACAAAATTATCACCACTTTCATGTAATTGAGTTGGAATTCCTATTTAAGGTCAGTAATAGTCAAACGTTACTAATCAAAATAAGCCTCCGTCTGAATCGCAGGCTGTTGTTCTATACTCATATCCACTAAATAATGTAAGTTGACTGAAACATAAATGTAATAGTGTTTCACTCAGTTTAGGTATAAAATATTCTGTTTCTTCATCTAATGCCATGATATTTCTTTTATGAGTGAACTAATCGTTGCATTGTGTTTCACTCATTTCATCTCAACTTGAGAATTGCTCTGTCCATCATGTCCTGAGTTAGCCCAATATAGTCTAACGTCTCTCTTGGATCGCTGTGTCCGAACATCTCCATTAGTAACGCTAAATTCTCTGGATCGTCCATATACAGACGGTATGCCCAGGTCTTTCGCAATGAGTGAACGCCTATATCTTTCAATCTGAATTCACGAGCTGCTTCACTCAGAAAACGATATGCAGTGGTCCGATCAATCGGCTGTTTTCGCATTCGACTTACTGTTTTTATTTGGCGGCTTGGAAATAGACAATCATTCGGAAACATGTCCGCAGTGTACTCATCGAGATCTGATCGAATACTCGGATGAATTATAAATGTTTTAGCATGCTTGTTCTTTTGCTCTACCATGCTTATGTGAGTGCCTTTAGTTTGCCATACCCTAAGACTCAGCAAGTCAGAAACACGCAATCCGCTGTAAATACCCATACAAAAAAATAAGTAGTTTCGCATACTCCGTATATAGAAGTATTCCTTCATTCCATCTATAACCCGTTCATCACGGATCGGCTGTACCTTTCTCATTTATTCACCTTCTCTTGACCATGATTCGACTTCCAGCAGCGCGGCATAATACACATCTGAACAACCCCTGTCCAGGTTCCCAAACAACAGCCGCGACATTTCTCTGGTTGCTTGTCCGAAACCCTCGGGATAGCCGGTTCATTTCTGCTGTAAAAATGACCATCCATACTCTTCCCTCCAATACAAAAAGGCCGCTCACATGAGCGACCTTCTTATTTACGTTATTATATGGATTTAAGATATCATGGCTTTAATACGTATTTACTTCTATTTTCAAGAAATCCTTATCCTTTCTTGTTCAGGCAAAGTACCCTTGACGATACTGTGCTAATCTTCCCATTCAAGTAAGCGCCACGCCTTCCACTGTGACGAGGGTTGCTAACGCTTGCCCTGCATAGAGTATTTGATTTGTTATCATTGTTCACTCCTCAATTTTGTTATAGTGGAGAACGGGAAGGCTGGCGATAGTTTTCCCGTTCTCGCTACCCGGATATACTCTTATTCAGGCAGCCTTTTTAGTTGGCTGTGCAATCTTCACAGCAGTAGCTGCCACAACCGTTACAAAAGTTGCTTTTTTACTTTGTATGCTGGATGGCTTGCTGTAGTAACAACTTTTTTGCTCCTCATGAATCATTTATCCCAGACAGATGGTGGTGCAATACCAGTTAGTATTCTCGATTTTGCAGCCTTTTCGCGCTGAGTAATCTCTATACCAGTATTGTTTCCAGCATTCGGATACATTACATTATCTTTTTTTAAACTGTGAGAAGGTGTGATTTTAAATGTGGACCCATCATCATTTGGAATTAAAACTGTAGTTGATGGCCCAGTTGGATCAGAGTTATTTTGACCAGACACCGTACCAAAAAGAATATGTCCAATCTCATGAGCTAAAGCACTATGATTGTCCGATGTGTTTGAATCCTCGGCCATAATAATGTAATGATATACAGGATTTCCGACTTGGGGCCACGCACATCCAATGGTAGTACCGTTTGAGAATGTAGCAAAGGGTACATACCACACAGAAATCCAATTCCCAAAGAGATCGAGATCAACATAATCTCGATGTCTTCTTATGGCCATCTTTTCGCGAGCTTGGTTATTTGGGCCCTCATCATTTAAGAAAGAACTATCACAATCTAAATCATTTTGTTGCAGATTAATGTCATTCGCTTCTTGATGTGTTAAATCTATTGAACTCACACCCACAAGGGGAATGTCCCATATATCCCTTGCTTTCATCATGTCCGTTCTAAACCGATCACTTCCGTCCGGTTTTGTTTTTGCTGCTCCGGGAAAAAAGTATGCGATTACACCCCCAAAGTAGCGCACCTCTGCGTTTTCAGGGGACATACTTGTTGACTTGAAAACAGTGTCCAAGTGGCCGTTAGATATTTTCATAACTATATCCTCTTTTCAATTGTCGAGTTATACTGCTACTAAATCAATTATTTTCTATACGGTTCACTATTATTCACTCCAACACTACAATGTAATCAGAATCCCTTCCAGCATACAACATCGTTAGGGCTTCTAGTCACTTCGTTCTCGGGTTTAACAATCCTATTTCCCCCTCTTTATTACGCCCTCGCCCGTAATCAATTGTCACAAAATCCAAAGTGCGATTGAATTTAAGGCTGTTAGCAATGCCTGCTATTGCCCTGCGGCGTTTGTCTGCAAAGGTGGTTGCTGCAATGCCAGGAACGTCCTTGCGATATCCTTTTTCCATGTAAGCCTGTGCTTTCAAATACTTCTTACCTTCCAAGAATAGCAATCTGGCTGCTACACTCTCATGAGGGTCTTTGATGTTGTTTATAGCGAAGCGGACGTTATTGGTTATGAAAACGTACAGCTTGTAGTTTTCATGGCGTTTATCCTTCAAAATTACCGAATTTGCCGTTACATCTGCTGTCAATTCATGCCCAGATTCCCTTTTCGCAACCAATCCCTCAGCCGACAGAAGATCGTATGCAGACATTCCATTTTCGATTTGTTTGATTGCAAATTCATAGTTTTGAATGATATCAATCATGTCTACATATTTTCCGAGGAGCCATTTAGTTTTACGGATATCTTCCTTATCTACATCTGAGAAAAAATTGATCTGGATAATTTTATTTGTATCTTCTGTATCATTTTCATTAGAATTCAACTCAATTAAATTTTTAGACATTTTTATTATCCCCTTGTTAAGTATAATCTTGAACATATTGAAGAATTGTAATAACTTAAAACTAATGAAAGGAGGAATTATTTTGTCCCATAATAGTGCTGTGAAATTTTTCATATTGACTAGAGAATTAGAAAGGAAGTTTATACATGAACTATCAGTAATGAGAATAATGGTGACTAATAACAAAGGAGCTAAAATTACTTATACAGGGGCGTTCATATCAATTATATTAGCAGCGATTGCTCCTATTTATTCGATGATCAACGGAGTAAGGGCAGATGAATATTGGCCTCTTATTGTTTGCTTAAGCCTTAGTGCGTTTGCTTTATTTCTACTTCAATTATCGATTTGGCTATCACATTCGTTCATTAAATATAAATATCCGGAATATAGCCCTCTTTTTAAGAAAAAGAAAATTTTATTCAATTATGACTATGAATTTATATTTGCTTACAGGTGTGAACAAATTTTAGAAGTTTTTAAAGAGGAAGATTTTAAAAAATTAGATATTGATGAGTTAATTAACTTCTTTTCTGATAAAAGTACAAGTATAAAATCAAGAAGATGGACACCAATAACAATTATTAGTTTAATTATGTTTCCTCTTTGGAGTGAATTTATTGGTGCAAAAATTGGTCAGGGATGGGAGATGTTTGTTGTCTTATTAGCACTGTCAATCTTCGCTTCATATGTTGTAATACTAGTTAACAATATCTTGAGAATGAATCTACTTTCTCAAGCTAGGAAATATGATGATCTTGTAGGTGTCTTGAAAATAGTTAAGTCAGTATCAAAGAACAATACATAATTTTTGAAAGGTGAGGCAAAGGAGTCGTTGATACACCATCATTCTGTATCCGCTCCTTCCACACCCAACAATTCAGGGTTATCGTAGATATTTCCGATCACTTCTCCGTCTTCTATATATCCCAAGTGCAGTCCCATTAAAGGTTCTTTGCCTCTGAATAACTGGAACATGCCTCCGTATAACCTCACGACCAGATTTTCAGGCAATGGGCCGCTACTCTCAAAATTCAACTTACTTACTTTAACGATATCTCCATCGTAGTAATCAATACCCTTGCTGTCTTTCACCCCGGATCTAAGCATCAACACCATGTACGGTGACCATATGCATACCTTCAACCAGTTCCGTTCCAAGAACTCGTATGACATCTCTTTGGTTTCGGTATCCCATGCTCTCGCTCCAAATTCATACAGCGTCATGCTTATACGCTCCTTCCTCAACCAACTCAAATTCCGACAACACTAAATTCCCGTCCATATCCAAACAACCCACATATACTTCTCTACCTTGACTATCTGTCGCAAAGTATTCTTCTGTTTCCTCATACAAATCGGCGGTTAGCTCGTCGCCCTCTTTTACCTCGTACAACAAGTTTGTTCCGCTGTACGCTTGGAAGGGATCTGTGCATCTCACCTTAATCTGTTTCATGTTGTTCCGCTCCTTCCTTGGGAGCCAACAGCTCAGGGTTTTCGTGAACGTTGCCAATCCGCTTCTGCCAACTCTTGATATCAAACCCTGTCCAACCACCATTGCCTGCATTTAATTCATACGCGCTTAGCGGCACGCCTTTATATCTGCCTTGGTGTATGTCATAACAAATGACTTGCAATTCCTGATTCTTCGCATGAGGATTTGGTGTTAAGATGTCATCCTCGCACCACTCTTCGTCAGTTGTTCCATCCTTGATTCCGATAAATTGTCCAACCGTTTCTGGATCTACTGGAACCCATTCCGACTCTTGCTCAGTGCCACAATCGATCCATGACCCGCTTTCCCACTCCGACAGATGTCCATACACCATCTTTCCATGATGCTTGCCGTGGTCGATGGCTTTACCTCTGAATTTACGCATCTTGTATATCCTCCTTAGTAGGGAGAGGCCCTAGCCTCAACCCTAAAATTGGTTAGCTAAATTCCACAATCCTTGCTGCCCCTTAGCCGGAAGAGGTTTCATTAGCATCTTTACATCCGACATTTCCCATGCATATCGCCCTGGTTCAAAGTCTCCGAATTCATATTCAGGAGAGTAAACCAATCTGTTTCCTTCCAACTCATAACCATCTGTCCATGTATCCACCGATTTAAGGCAGTTGGTCAGTTTAGCAATCGCTACAACCGCGCCCGTTGGCAGGTTATCTACTGTGTATCCATGCTGTTCTAGTGCTGCACGAATTTCAGGATACTTGCAGGCATCCTTGTCGATCTTCTTCCCGGCATGGATGGCAATCTCGCCCCGATGCTTAGTAGGCCAGCTGCGTGTTTCATATTGTTTTGCTCCAATGGCGATAAGTGTCGCCCACGGCTGAATAATTGTTATAGCCTTCATGATTGTTCTTCCTCCCCTAATCCATTTGTCTATAAGCAGAGACGTCATATCCGTTCATGAATAGTTCTTTAGCGAAAACCGTGACTGCTTTGTCTCTGACACTCGCCTGCCCTGAGCTAACCGTAATCATGTATCCGTCACCTATCCAACGCCGCTTACCCCTGCAATACAATCCCGCTGCCTTTATTGCTTCCAGGACCTTGGTTTCCCGCGCCCTCGGCAACCGGATAAACACTTTATCCAGATTCGCTGTTCCACCATCCTGCATGCCTTCTGTCGCCGCTTGTGATGCCTTGTGCGCTGCTTTCAGATCTTCCGTGAATTTGTTATAGTCCATCTGTATATCCCTCCCTGGGAAAGAGGCCCTAAAGCCTCTATTTCCGAATTACGATACTGTCCGAATCAACATTGTCACTGATTCCGTCATAAATCGTGCTCTCAGCACTTACGCTGCCATCAGGCCATAACTTACCTTGACAAATATCTCCCTTGCGGAACACTTTTACGAACCGCCCCCAGTCGTCCCAATAGACATCCTTAATTACTTCAAACTCACAAGGTACTGATTTCCACTCGGACATGCGTGTTATCTCTCCTTTGGTGGGCCTAAACCCACCTTGATTTATCTAATAAATGTAAATCGAGCGGTACCCTCCCAAATTTATTAACTTTTCAGTGTGTGGTGGGAAGGGAAGGTATTCCCTTCCTCTGTTATGGGGTGCTATATGATCAACTGAAGCTGTCCCTCAGTTGTTGAGTTGAAATCGTTCTGTTGTTCTCCTGACGCCAATACTGCCTCGAATATTGCTTCAAGCACCTGTACAACAATCGAGTTGCCGGCAAGCTTGTATAGTGTGGCATTCCGTTTTCCCGGAATCGTGGGAAATTCAGCCGCTGCCTGGTCAAAATCATCGTCAGTGAATCCCATAAGCCGCCAACATTCTCGCTCTGTCAAATACCGATACGTGCCATCATCCTGCTTGATTATGCCTGCATTTGGGCAACGGTCCTGCCTGGTGGAAATGGTCCAACATCTATCATCGATCACATCCAAAGGCCGATACTTGCCATGGACACCAGGATTGAATTCTTCGATCCGACTCAGCATGGATGGAATATTGATTTGGTACTGTTCTCCAGTCACGTTTAATTCTAAGAACTCTTTGATATGCCTCATCGGGCTTTTCTTGAGCTGCCCGAAATCAAATGTCGATCCGTCCAACATGCTGATAGTAATAACTCTTTCCCGGCCTTGTGGTATCCCGAAATCCATTGCATTAAGGACCTCGAAGCTGTTGGTGTAACCGAGTTCGTTCATGCGGTTTAGGTACTTGTTGAAGCTGTGGATCATATCTTTGTCCCGTACACCCTTCACGTTTTCCCAGACAACTACTTTCGGCTTCCATTCGCCCATATGCTCAATGATTCGGAGCGTTTCCCACATTAAGGATGAACGCGTTTTGTCCTCGTCTTTACCACCTAATCGTTTGCCTGACCTTGAAAAGTCTTGGCACGGGCTACCATGCACCAGGATGTCAGGCCGAAGATTCCAGCCGACCACCGACTGCGGCTTGTGCAACCGATCATACATAGCGTTGTAGCTGCGTACGGCCTTTTCATCGATCTCTACATAATCAATCGACTTGTGCTCAACACCGAGATTGATAAGTGCCTTGCGTGGTGCCCCGATGCCGCCGAACAGTTCAAGTATCTTGATCATGTGTGTCTTGTCTCCCTTCCTCTGTTATCCAGAGAAACACAACTCCAAATAACGTTATAAATTCGTTGTTATATGAATTATTTGCATATTAATTATCGAAATGTCCGTATCCAAACGGGACTTGATGATTCTCTTCAACTCTTACAATATCGTTAATTAAAGCCTCGAAAATTGCGATTTGTTTATCATCCATCATTTCAATAAGCCGAACCTCTTTTGCTTTCAATGAACGCCCTGCCGCAGAAGAGATAAGTTCTTTAACAGGGTTTAACGATTGCTGTCGATTCTGTTTCTCCTGATCCGTTTTCCGCTGTGCCTCTTGCTTCCGGTTGTACTCATCCCAATCTTGTTCGTCAAACCAGAAATGGTCGCCGTATTTATCACGAAAGGCGGAAATCCAAAACTGGAGAAGTTCTTCGTTTGTTTGTATCCGATCATGACAGGGCCAACAAAGCCGGAGACCATTGGTTTTAACACCACGTCCTTTTCTGCCACGCGGATAGACATGATGGGTAGTTGTCCCTTCCGCAATCTTGCAGGATTCACAAATTCCATTTGATTCTTCGATAAGTTCAGCTATGACTTCTTTCGGGAAATCGCCGCGCTCCTTCGAGCCTGGTCTGGATTGGTGATGGGCTAAAATGTCCTTCTTCCATTCAGGCACAGGCTTTTTGTCTTTCTTACTCCGCCCGAAGCTGCTCACTTTCTTTTCTTTTAGTTTTTTCTCCGGTTTCCAGAATGTCTGATGGGCCATTTCTTCATCACCTTTCCTTCGTTTTTCCTGTGCTTATGCTTATATTTTGAACCTAATTCACTACGATTCCACTACGGATTTTATAGGTTCTAACAGACCAACTTGCTCTAAAACAGCATAGTGTGCTTGTCTCTCCTCAGCAGTCGCATGAACTCCGTTTACCGAGTATCCAACATAAAAAGCAATAGCTTGTTGCACTTCGATAGGTTGTTCATCGAAATTGTTCAAATCTACAGTACTCACACCCAAACCTCCTTTACAAAGCCGAAAATCGACTATGTTTTTCTTCAAATTTTGATTTTATATCCGGTGGTAAATCGCTGATCACTGCATCCCATGTATTCATCAGTTCTTTGTTATAGGAACTGAATTGTTTGATTTGCGCATACCTTTCAGATAAAGCTGTGGAGAATTCATCTTTCTCAGCTTCAGTCAAAGTAATAACCTCCCGTTTTAATTAGTTGGGATACAAAATTTATTAGATGAGGTAAGGAAAAATTTCCTCACTCCTCTCTTATTTAAGAATAATTTCACGAGAGTAGCTGTCCAAACGTAGTAACATGGTGCTGGTGCGAATGTTCTGTACATCGACGCAATCAATGTCGGAGAAATGTCCTGCCATAACCAAGCTTCCAAATAGTTCCCGAACGCTGCTGTCTTCAACAGGCATTTGACCATGACCTAATCGTCTCAAAATGTTACTGATTACGATTGAACGCATCTTCAGCGCTTCTGGAGTCAAGACTGTAGAAGGATGGGCAAGTCCCTTTTCTACTGCATCCCATTCTTTTTGTTTACGATCCAATTCAATGGACCGATTAGCATTCGCCTCTTGTTCAGAGCGGGAATCCTTCAGGTTAGCCGCAATGATTATGATAGGAAGTACAACTAAAGCGAGAACCGCCAGTACTACCAGAAATAAAAGCAATGTTTCGAATGTAAACATAATAATCAATCCTCTCAATTTTTATTCCTTATCGCATATCGATTTATTGATAAGTTAATAATATACGATATCGAATATAGAGTCAATACGTCTTGCTTAAAAATATTCGTTATCGTATAATTCCTTTGAAAGGGTGAATACTATGATTAACGCGAAACCAAATTTAATGCCTCTCTTAAGAGAAAAAGGGATTACCCAACAACAGTTGTCAGACATGACCGGAATCCCTCAGGGAACCTTAAGTCGATTTGATAGAAATACTCGTCATGAATCTACACATTTGTTTACTATCGCAAGAGCTTTGGGTATAGGAGTAGAAGATTTGTTTATAGTGCAGGAGCGAGAGGATAAGTAATCCTCTGTGCTCCTTTTTTAAATTCCATTTAGACGGGATTCTTAACTTCTGGAAGCTCCATCGTATCTCCCTCTTGCCTAAACTCGACTTGATTTGGGTCGTGTGTTGGTCCCCAATGACCGTTTTCTTGTAAGAGGCGTAATATGTCTCCGGCATAGTCTTCATCTGTGTTTACAACCAGGTATGTGTTCAACGCCGATTTGCCCTCTTCTAGACGAGAATTTTGAATTTTCCGCAAGATGCGACACAGCTCACTTTTATCTAGTTCGTCCAGATGCTTTTCAACGTCCTCGTTTTTGATTACGGTGAATTTGATTTGCATTTTGCTTTCTCCCTTCATCTTCTCGTTTTTTAAGTGCATTCGCCGCTCGTTTACGCGCTGCTTTTTCCTTCTTATATTGGGCAAGCGGTATGAATTCTCCGCGCTTTTTAACAAGTATATCTATTGGTAAACTCGGATATTTTGCTTGGAACAGTTTCAGTTTTACTCTGAAGGTGGATGTCTCTACTCCTTTGATATCCACCACTCGCTGACTCCCGTCCAACTCCATCACCAGAAAGTCAGCTATATAGGTAATCTTCGGCTTTTCCTGCAGAACGAATTTTGGGTGGCATTCGAAGTCTTGGATCTCCCCGAACATCTTCTGCTGGAGAAGGAACTGATAATACTCTCCCTCAGCCATGCTATCGAATCGTATACCAGTTATATCCAGATTGTGCTTCTTGACGATCCATTCCGAGAACAATGTCCCGTCTTCAGTAACAATCACTTTTGTTGCATTGTATTTGTTCATTACACTTCTTCCGTCCTATAAGGAAGTACAATGTGAACCGATCTTTCATCACTCTCATCCAGAATATAGATAGGTTTGACTTTACCTGAGCACACCAACGTCACTTGATCTCCATCCAATGCTCTGATGGCATCCATGAAGTATTTTGAGTTTAAGGCAACAGCGAAATCTTCACCGCTAAACGACAGAGGAACAATACTTTCGCTTGCCTTTCCAGTCTCTTTCCCTTGCCCTCGAATACTCATTTCATCTTCTGAAATGTTAAGAATTATTTTGTTGTGCTTGTCTTCCTTCGCAAGTGTGTAGATCATTTCAAGACAATTCATTAACTCTTTTTTATCTACTGTTATTTTGGTGACACCCTCTGGCACAACTGACATTCGGCTCACATCCGGGAAGGCACCTTCCAGTACCCTGGAGTAAAAAGTGAATCTGTCCGTTCTCGCAAATACGTGGACCACTTCTCCTCCAGCAGACTTCGAGAAACCAAATTCGATATTGTCTTTATCCAAAATTATCTTTTGGAGATCCCCGAGTGCCTTGGCCTCAATAACAGCTCCGCCTAATTTAGCAACATCTGTGGCATACTCCGTTTTCGCAAGTCGATGTCTATCTGTTGCTAAAATCCCTATCAGACCGTCATCAATATAAACATGCGCTCCTGCAAGTATCGCAGCGTTTTTCCCCGTTGGATCGGCTGCATAAGTTGCCTTTTTGAATAACCTTTTTAGTTCCCGACCAGTTGTCTCGAACAACTCGCTATCGTCGATAGTAGGAACTTGCGGAAATTCCTCAGCTTCGAAAATACCCATGTCGATTTCTTTCTTCCGGGACCTAATGATCGCTGTTGTTCCCTTTGTTTCAATGCTGACATCGCCATTAAGTTTCTTCATCATTTCCAATAACAGTTTAGGGATAGCGATTTGTCCATTTACCTCCACCTGTACGTCTTTGCTGAAGATGTACGATTGGATTGTTGTCCGAGTATCCGTCCCGGTAACTTTAAGACCTTCGCTGTTTGCCTCGATCAAGAAGCAATCAAGAATCGGCATGAGGCTCTTACTCGCAAAAGCTTTACTTGCATCTTCGAGAGCTTCAACTAGCAGCTCACTATCCACGACTATTTTCATAAGGTCGGATTTCCTCCTTCACAGCTCTTTTAGCATTAGGATTGCATGCTGGACAAGGACTCAACATCATCATTGCACCATTGAACTGGTACGTTACCTTTTGACCGTTACATGTTTTGCACATTCGGTTATCCCCTCCGTCTATTTCTTCCGCCCACTGGCAGTATTTTTACAAAAGGCTCAATCCGTTCAATAATTCGCTCCGCTTTCTTCTCATGCTGCTTTCTGTCCATCTCCTTGGCATCCTTTACATTAGCCAAGTGATATCTCAATTCTTTGATAGTCAAATTGGATGTGTAGATTATCGGTAGACGCTCCATGCGTCGCTGAAGTATCGGCCCAATCACTTCATCCCTTGTCCAGATGGTTAATGTCTCAGCTCCAATATCATCAAGTATCAGTACAGATGCTGTCCGGAGAGAA